GAAAAGAATAATCCAGACGATCAGATTGATATTCAAATAGAACCTGACTCAGCACAAGAAATACAACAACCTTTAATGGAAGGTGATGCGATGATCTTGGACGATGGTTCTGCAATCGTCAATCCTGCAGAAGATACTTCAGACCAAGGGGCGTTCAACGCAAACCTTGCAGAGTTAATACCTGATGATGAACTAGAAGCTTTGTCTGCAGGTTTAATGAGCGATTATGAATATGATAAAGACGCAAGAGCAGATTGGTTAAAATCATATACAGATGGATTAGATCTTTTAGGATTTACTTATGAAGATAGATCAAAACCTTTTCCTGGTGCAACAGGTGTTACACATCCTTTATTAGCAGAAACAGTTACACAGTTTCAAGCACAAGCTTATAAAGAATTACTTCCTGCTGAAGGACCTGTTCGAACACAAATTGTAGGTGAGATAAATCCACAAGTAGAGGAGCAGGCTCAACGAGTTAAAGAATTTATGAATTATCAAATAACTTACGAAATGGAAGAGTATGATCAAGAACTAGATCAGATGTTATTTCATTTACCATTAGCAGGTAGTTCATTTAAAAAAGTTTATTATGATGCTGTAAAAGGCAGAGCAGTTTCTAAATTTGTTCCTGCAGAAGATGTTGTCATTCCATACAACACAACTGACATGGAATCTTGCGAACGAATAACTCACGTCGTCAAGATGATGGGTAATGAATTACGCAAGAAACAAGTAGGAGGTATGTATCGTGATATAGATATTTCAGAAAGTCCTACTGATAAAAACGAAGCAGGTCAAAAGTATGATGAATTAGAAGGAACAAGAGAAACATATAACGCAGAAGATATTGTTCTTTTAGAATTTCATTGCGATTTAGACATACCTGGTTTCGAAGATAAGAACGCGACAACAGGAGAACCAACTGGTATTAAATTACCTTATGTGGTCACTGTTGACGAAGGTTCTGGAAAAGTCTTATCTATCTATCGCAATTATGCAGAGGGAGACATTCTACGAAAAAAGATTCAATACTTTGTTCATTACAAGTTTTTGCCTGGCCTTGGCTTTTATGGCTTTGGTCTTATACACATGCTTGGTGGACTATCAAGAACAGCTACTGCTGCTTTAAGACAACTTATTGATGCAGGCACATTATCTAATCTACCCGCAGGATTTAAGGCAAGGGGCTTACGAATTAGAGATGATGATGAACCTTTACAGCCGGGTGAGTTTAGAGACGTAGACGCACCAGGAGGAGCTATTCGCGAATCCTTAATGTTAGTTCCTTACAAGGAACCCAGTCAAACTCTTTTCGCTTTACTAGGTTTTGTCGTAGACGCAGGTCGAAGATTTGCTTCTATTGCAGATAATAAAATGGGCGAAGGCTCACAAGCAAACCCTGTTGGCACAACAATGGCTATTATGGAACGCGGCACGAAAGTGATGAACGCTATACATAAAAGATTACATTACGCACAAAAAGTTGAATTTAAATTACTGTCTAAAGTTTTCGCAGAAAGTTTACCTCCTGAGTATCCTTACGCTGTACGTGGTGGCAACAGAATTATCAAGCAACAAGATTTTGACCAACGCATTGACATACTTCCAATATCTGATCCAAACATTTTTTCTATGGCGCAGCGCGTTACTCTAGCGCAAACACAATTACAAATGGCTTCTTCAAATCCTCAAATGCATAACATGCACGAGGCATACAGAAGAATGTATCAGGCATTAGGCGTTAGAGATATAGACATGATTTTACCACCTCCCCAACAACCTCAACCCGAAGACCCAGGAATGGAAAATGCTAAGTCTTTACAGATGTTAGGACTAAAAGCATTTCCTGGTCAGGCACATCAAGCACATATAGACGCTCATAGAGCATTTATGAGTTCTTTTTTAGTTGCAAACAACCCACCTACCATGGGAATATTGCAAGCACACATCTCTGAACACATTGCATTAATGGCAAGAGAAGAAATTACAAAGAAAAATGCACCACTTATTCAACAAGAAGCACAAAAAATGGGTGGAATGATGCCTCCAGAGCTCTTACAACAGTTTCAACAACAAAATGAGCTTGAAATTGCACAAAGAATTACTGAATTGACCAATGAAATGGTAAACGAAGAGCAAGAATTGATGAATAAAGACGAAAAAGACCCGTTAATCAACTTAAAACAACAAGAATTAATGCTTAGAGCACAAGAAGTAAGACAAAATAGAGAATTAGCGGAACAAAGACTAGATTTAGACTTAGAAAAACTTAATTTTGAAGGTAAAAAGCTGGAACAAAAGGATAATATCGACAAAGAACGCATACAAAGTCAAGAAGACATAGCAGATTTACGAGCAGAAGTGTCTTTAGCATCGAAAAGAGGTCAATAATGGCAAATGGTAAACTTAGTCCAAATATAATTAAACTTTTAAAAAGAAAATATAAAAAACCTTTAGGAGCGAGAGTTGGAGACCCAAAAAAAATATCGCAAATGTTGAAAAAGGGTGCTAACATACCAACATATATGGCAAGCAAAGGTGGACATGTTAAAAAAAGAACAAAAAAGAAAACTAGAAACAAATAAACCTAAAGAAATTTTAGACGAAACTTTTAATTTTGCTGGAAAGTTTTCAAATGATCCTATGATAATTAGTGCATCACTAATGGTCGTAGCTAAAACTATTTATTTAAATCTTTTAGGTCCTGAACAAACTCAAGTAATGATGGATGCATTTGCTAATGGCATTGATAATTACGAATTTAAAAAAGAAACTTTACATTAGTGCCTAATTGTAAAAATTGCGAACACGACTGTCATCATCACGATGGTGGTTCTTGTCATTGTGGTTGTGTTGATTGTCAACATGATATACAAGAAGCAATAAACAAACTTAATAAAGTTTTGACAATAAATGGGGATTCTGAAATAGAGGTTGTTTTTGAACCCGATTTTACTTTAACAGAGCATTAGGAGGTTAACATGAAATTGGTAAAAGATGTAATTCAATGGCTCAAAGAGTGGAATGACTGGAGCATGAAAGACTGGATTAAAGCTGGTATTGTTTGTGGAGTTGTTTTAGTTGTTTTATGGAAAATGGGTGGAGCCTAGACCATGGTCTGGCAGCTCTTAGCTAAGCCCTTACTTGGCGTCGTCGCTGACGGCGTCAAGGGTTTCGTGGAGACGAAAAAGGCAAAAGCAGAATTAAAAGTTACTGAAATAAAAGCTAATCAAAAAAGAATGGAAGACATAGCTGCTGGTAAAATAGCTTGGGAAGCTTCCGCAGTTGATCAAATGAAAGGGAGCTGGAAAGACGAGTTAATTTTAATATGTTTGTTGGTTCCGGCGGTGGCAGTCTTCATTCCTGGATGGACACCACATATCAAAGCGGGATTTGAAGCTTTACACTCATTGCCTGATTATTATAAACATTTATTATATATTGCTTGTTCTGCGAGCTTTGGCATCAAAGGTGCAAAAGGAGCTATGGGATTAATAACTAAAAAGAAATAAAGAATGGATACAATATATATAGTAGATAAGATCTACAAAATAATTAGAGCTAGACAAAATCAAATAACTCAGATAATAATCAACAATCAGGTTAAGGACTGGAATGACTATCAAAATCATTTGGGTCAACTTGATACATTAAATTATATTGAACAGGAACTCTCGGACCTGCTTAAAAAGAAACAGGAGCAAAATGAGTAATTTAATCTTACCAGTGCACGTAGCGAAAGCTGTGCAAAAAAAGAAAAAAGACGAAGAAAAAAAAGAAGTAGAAAAACTAGAATCATCAAAGTTACCCGAACCCACGGGTTGGCGCATTTTAGTATTACCACACAAAGGTCAAGGTAAAACTAAAGGTGGAGTCTATCTCTCAGATAAAACTATACAAGAAACTCAAATTGCAACTAACGTTGGATTAGTTTTAAAAGTTGGACCTGATGCCTATAACGACAAAGATCGTTTTCCTAACGGTCCTTGGTGCAAAGAAAAAGATTGGGTTGTCTTTGCAAGATACGCCGGTTCACGCCTTAATATTGAGGGTGGAGAGCTACGCATACTAAATGATGATGAGATACTTGGAACAGTAGATGATCCAGAAAGTATTTTGTCACCAGTAACACACTAAACATGGAGAAATAACCATGCCTGAAGCAATCAAAGCAGAAGCATTAAAAGAAGATGCACTGATGGTAGATTTAGACACGTCAGGTAATTCTGTCGACGTGGAACTAAAACCAAGTAAAAAAGAAGAAACTGAAACAGAAGTTGTTAATGAAAAACAAACTACTGAAGAAGTAAAAGAAACTAAAAAAGACGAGCGTGAAGAATATAGTGAAGGTGTCAAAAAAAGAATTGATAAATTAACTTATAAAATTCGTGAAGCAGAACGTAGAGAAAAAGAAGCTTTAAGTTTTGCAGAGCAAGTCAAAAAAGAAAAAGATCAATTACAAAATAAGTTCGATAAACTTGATGACGGATATGTCAATGAGTTTGCTGGTCGTGTAAAATCAGAACTTGAAACAGCTAAAACAGCTTTAAAACAGGCTGTTCAAGCAGGGGATGTAGATGCTCAAATTGCAGCTAATCAAGCTCTTGCAAGATTAGCTATTGAAGAAGAGAGAATAAAAGCGACTGAAGAACAACGAAAAAAGTACGAAGACACTTTAAAAAACACTGGACAAATAGGAGAACAGCCTATACAAAATAATGTAAGCCCTACTAGACCAGATCCTAAAGCGGAAGCTTGGGCGGAAAAAAACGAATGGTTTGGTAAGGATGAAGCTATGACATACGCTTCTTTCGGTATTCACAAAAAACTTGTGGAAGAAGAAGGGTATGATCCTACCTCTGATGAATATTACACAGAGATAGACGAAAGGCTTCGCAAAGAGTTTCCCCACAAATTTAAAGATGGGGGAGAGGTTCAAGAAGGTAAATCACCCGTTCAGACGGTTGCCTCCGCGAATAGAACCACAAGGTCTGGACGCAAAACAGTGAGACTCACACCATCACAAGTAGCAATAGCTAAAAAATTAGGTGTGCCACTTGAAGAATATGCGAAATACGTGAAGGAGTAGGCATATGAATAAAATAGATGAAAATAAGACTCCACGCGCTGCTCAATCCCGCGAGAAAGCGACTCGTAGGAAACCATGGGCACCCCCGTCATCTCTTGATGCACCACCTGCACCCGATGGGTTTAAACACAGATGGATACGCGCTGAAGTGCTAGGTCAATCAGATACTAAAAATTTATCTGCAAGATTTAGAGAAGGTTTTGAATTAGTCAGAGCCGATGCAAACAGCAATTATCCCATTATTCAGGAAGGCAAATATGCTGGTGTAATAGGAGTTGGAGGTTTATTGTTGGCTAAAATTCCAACAGAAATCGTTGATGAGCGAATGGCTTATTTTGCGGAACAAACAAAAAATAAGGAAGAAGCAATTCAAAACGATCTACTGAAGGAACAACACCCCAGCATGCCGATCTCTAAACCAGAAAGGCAATCTCGCGTAACCTTCGGTGGTACTCGAAAGAACTAATTTTTTAGCTCTTTTTCCATCGAATAAAATAATAACCTAATAAAAAGGATGAGATAAACGATGGCAAACCAAGACGCAGCTTTCGGGTTTAGACCCGTAAGACATCTTAGTGGTGGGCTTATTAGAAGAAACGAATACACTATTGCCGCAAACTACGGAACTGACATCTTTCACGGACAAGCTGTGAAAGCTGTAACTGCAGGTGGCGTTGAAGCTGCTGCAGCAGGTGATGTACTTTTAGGTATTTTCGGTGGATGTTTCTTTACAGACCCTACTACAAGTAAGCCAACATTTAGCAATTACTATCCAGCAAGCACAAACGCTTCTGATATTGTTGCTTATGTTTACGACGATCCTAGAATCGTCTTCGAAGTGCAGCATGACGGCACTGGAACAGCAGCTATGAACTTTGGTGGATTTGACTTAGTGGGAACAAGCGGAAGCACTCTCTCAGGTAGATCTACACAGGAATTAGACACTTCAACAGTGACAACATCTGGACAATTCAAGCAAATTGGTATTTCCAAGGACCCTGACAACAGTGATACAAGTAGCGCAAACGTTAATGTTTACGTGATTCCAAACACTGGTGAACATTCTTGGATGCTAACAACTGCATTAGCTTAATAGGAGTAGTTAATTATGCCGATATCAAGATCACAACTGGTAAAAGAACTAGAGCCTGGCTTAAATGCTTTGTTTGGGTTGGAATATGCCAGATACGAAAATCAGCACGAAGCTATTTTTGATACAGAAACTTCTGACAGAGCTTTTGAAGAAGAAGTAATGCTATCCGGTTTCGGTACAGCGCAGGTAAAACCAGAGGGAACTCCGGTAAACTATGATGACGCAACAGAGTCATTCACAGCGCGCTATACACACGAAACAATAGCACTTGCTTTTGCGATTACTGAGGAAGCAGTAGAGGACAACCTTTACGACAGAATCAGTTCTCGTTATACAAAAGCATTAGCTCGTTCAATGAGTAACGCTAAACAAGTGAAAGCAGCAAACGTATTAAACAATGCATTTGATTCATCTTTCACCGGTGGAGATGGTAAGGAGCTTTGTGCTACTGATCACCCATCAACAGGCGGAAACATTTCGAACGAATTAGCAACTGCTGCTGATTTAAACGAAACATCTTTAGAGCAAATGTTAATTGACATTGCTGGTTTAACTGACGACAGAGGATTAAAAATCGCTCTGAACGGAAGAAAACTTATTATTCCAGTCAATCTTCAATTCACTGCTGAAAGATTAATGAAGTCTAATTTGAGAACAGCAACCGCTGACAACGACATCAATGCCGTTGCAAGCATGGGAATGTTACCAGAAGGTTATACAGTAAATAACTTCTTAACCGATACTGATGCGTTCTTCATTAAAACTGATTCTCCAAATGGATTGAAGCACTTCCAAAGATCACCTATCACAACTAAGATGGAAGGTGACTTTGAAACTGGTAATGTAAGATACAAAGCAAGAGAGAGATACTCTTTCGGTTTCTCTGACTTCAGAGCTATCTTTGGTTCACCAGGAGCTTAATAAAACTTAATTTGTGGGGCTTCGGCCCCACAATAACTAGGAATTAATTAATTACGTCGACTGACCTAGCAGACTGTCGTAGAGACGACGTAAGAATACTACGAGGTAAAAAATGTCAAATACAACTTTTTCAGGTCCAGTTAGATCTGAAAGCACACTTAAAACCGTAAGTAAAAATACTTCTACTGGAGCTATTACTGAAGTAACAACACTTGGTGATGCACCAGTAAGTCTTTCTGATGGAGATGTAACTCTTACAAACGCTACTCATAGTGGTAGAATTTTACTTGTTCCAGACGGGAGTCAAGACAATACATATACATTACCAGCACCAATAGCTGGCTCTGTATTTAGATTTGTTTATGCAGGAGGAGCGGCTGACGCTACTGATGCAATCATCATCACTCCAGGCAACTCAAATTTTTATATTGGTGGAGTTTCTTTTCATGACTCTGACAATGCAATAAGTTCTGTATTTTCTGATGGTAACTCAAATAGTAGTTTTCAAATAAACGTGCCACAAGCATTTGATATTACTATTGTTGGTAAAGACACAACTAATTACCAAATTTTTGGTAGTGTAACATCAACAACTGTACCAGCGTTTGCTGATCAGTAAAACTAATCATGTGGGGCTACGGCCCCACAGTTCTTAATTAAGGAGGGAACATGGCAGACACAGTAACAGGACCAACAATCTTACAACAAAATGATAAACGTGTTGTTATTAAAATGGTTGTGCAATCAGACGGAACA